ATTTTAGTGCCTCTCGTATTTGCGCCTCGGTTAATTCCGGGTGCGTTTTTTTGTATGCGTCAATAAATGGCTGTGATAAATCTGCCGTTAATTTATCTTTGTTCTCTTCGCTCATTTACACTCCCAGCAATAGTTAATCGCCCGTATTTCTTTTTCAGCGATTGCGAATTCTTTACTGCAATGAGCGCACCTTACTGTTTTTGTATCTTTGCTCATAACGCCTCCATCGAGGAGCGCACCGACGTTCCAATGCTGCGCGCAATCTCTACTTGCATTTTTAAGCGTGCAGCGTTAGCCCGGGCAGCTTTTACTTGCGCCTCGGCCATTGCTACTCGTATGTGCAGCTCTTCATTTGCCATAAGTGCTAGCGCTTCGACTTGCTGCACAGTGTAATTTTTTCCTGTTGGAGATGATTTCATGCTGTATTCCATTCTGCTTCTTGCAATCGCAATTTCGTATTGCGCTTTGTAAGATGTGTAATGACTTTCTATCTCGACTAATTCGTTATGGCTTTCGTCAATTTCTTTGCTTAGGTCATAAAGTCTTTTTTCGACTTGCGCCGGAGTGACTACTGCGTTATTCATTTGCCATTTGCTCCTCGTCCAGCTCTGTGACGCTTTCTGCTACATCAGCCATAGTAGGAGCGACCTTTAGATTCGGTTTTGTTACTTTGCTTTCGTATTCCAGCAACTTAGCCACGTCATTTGAAATGTTAAATGTATCCGGGCTGAGTGTGTATCCAGCTTCGTCTAGCGCTCGCGCTACCTTTGCCGGCTCCATGTCTAATGTTTCTGCCAATCGCAGCACACTTACTTGCTGATGATTGATAGTAACTATCCAACCGATTTGCGGTTCGAATTTCTTTGTCTTGTCGCTCATAGTTCTCCTCCGCAATGCTTGCAGGTGTCTCTCACCTTGCGCTCAGATATTTCTCTTCCGTTGATGTTTCCCTCTGTGACGTAAATAGAGCAGCGGTTACGCTTTTCTTTTAGTCGGTAGATGTAACCTTCTTTATGTAAAATAGAAAGTGAACTAGAGCATTGACCTGCGTGCCAGTTTTCTATCTCGCTTAATTCTTTCCATGTCAATCCGCGTTCGCCCTGCGTCATGACCCGGTAAAGGCTTGTCCTCTGTCTGCGCGATGTATTGCCGTTAGCGTCTTCTTCTATTGCTCGCTGCCAGCTTGCATCGCTTCCTTTCCAGCCACTTGTACCTGCGTATGGTGTCAGCGGTAGCATTAAATCGCTCATGCTATTTGTCCTACTCTTGCATTGAGCGCGTCTTTTAATGTAGTGCCTTCTACCGGTGCGTCAAGAATAGTTTTGTGTGTATCCCAAATCTTTCTTGCTTCGTCTAACGTATTAGCAATCATCGCTTCACTAATTGCCATCTTTGCTATTGCCAACTCTTCGGCGCTCCATGTCTTTGCAGCTGTAACCGGTTTGCGCGGCTCTTTGCTGTATCGCTCAACTTTTTCCATTTCTTCGCGGCTAGGTCGCTTTCCTTGCGAAGCGTATCCGCAGTTACTTAGGCCACGGCCGATTGACGACGTCTCTCCGTTTTCGAGTGCCGATGTTCGGTTCACCGGTGACGCTCCGACAATTTCCTCCGCGTATCCTGTTGCTGTAGGGTTTACGTCATCTTTGTCGAAATAAATTTCTGACTTTACGATGAATCGTCTTTCATCATGGAATACCAAATCCGTAAAGATTCTGCCGTTCGGGTGGTCTATCCAGAATTTAACTAATCTGCTTTCAACTGTCTCGTATGATTCGAGGTCAAATTTTCCAGCCATTTTTTATGCCTTCTTTCGTTTTGGGTTCCCAGTCGGAACCTGTTGGCGCTAATCTTGCCTTACTTTCTGTAATATGTCGCTTGTTTCGTAATCTGAGTTTCTGCGTGTCGTATGAGAGGATTACCCCATGACAACCCTTATCGCAGTCCAGCATGATGATTGGTGTTTAATCGCCGGAGATACGCAAACCACTTCTTACCACCTTTCAGCTGACTGCTCTCCAATGGGTAAAATTGCGCAGAACGGTAAGTACCTTGTATCCGCTGCCGGTTTAGTCCGAGGCATGAATCTTATTCAGCACGCCTTTGCTCCTCCCGCTCCTCCCCGTTCCAACCTTGATAGATTTATGGTTAATACCTTCGTGCCAGCTTTGCGTAAATCTTTTATAGTCAATGGCTACGACATGAAAGATGATGGCGACGTTGCTTCCCACGATAATGAGTTTTTAATTGCCGCTAATGGCGTGTTGTACCTTGTAGATGAGGTCTATGGCGTTGAGCGTACTTCTAATCGCCTTTACGTTACCGGCTCCGGTATGGAGTTAGCGCTCGGCGCGGCTCATGCTCTTGGTTTGCATGAGGTAGATGATTGGGAAGAGGCCGTAGAAATTGTTGAGCAAGCCGTAAAGGTCGCTATGCAATATGACATTTATTCCGGCGGCTCTGTTCAGGTCGCTTTGCAGAATACTGCCGGTAAATCTTGGCTTACTTATTTAGACTAAGGCTTTCCGCCCCAGCCTCCTCCGGTGAAGCTTACCGTTGTTGCGTTGCTCTTCTAATTGTATTGCCAATGTTTTGTCCATTAGTCTAGCCATATTTTATACCCAGCTGTGACGCGGCCTTTTACCGGGTCAATAAAGTGCAATCGCTGTGATGGTGTTGCGCTCGCTGCGAGGTTTATTCCGGCGTATCTGTTTTCGCTTTCCGTACTTCCGGTTTGATACACCGCTCCCAATCCATTAGCCATCGCCCATTCTGCGTGCGTATGGTAATGCCCGATGTATACGTCTCTGAATTCCCAGCCGTATGCCCCGCTGCGCCATCTGTTAGCGTGTTGCACGATTGCTCCGGGTGAGGCAAATCCGTTACGCCCTACTTCGTCTCCATGAATTAGTAGCGCCCGGTAATTGCCTATCTCTACTCTTTGTATGTCTTCTGGGCAATCCTGCCACGTTAATCTTTTTTCCCCTTGTAATAATTGTTTTGCTAATTCGTAACACATTCTGTCGAAGTTATCTGAGCGCGGTACGTTATCTCTCTTGCTTCCAATCCGGCCATGATTTCCCCACTCCGGTACTACTGTTACCTTTTTGTAATTAGCGAGCGCGTATCTAACTACATCTACGCATAGCCGGCTTACGTTTACGTATTGCTCGAATAGCGTTGAGTCAATTTCGAACGCTTGGCCGGGGAAATTAAATAACCCTTCAATCATGTCTCCGCCGAATAGAATAAATATTTCATCTACCGGGTGGTCTGCTCTGTGTATTTCTGTAATTCTTACCGCTTTGTCCGCGAATTCTAATACTCGTTTGCGCATTACTTGGCTGTCGTAACTAGGTGTCTTCTTTGCGCCTTGCCAGTCGGTCATGTGCCATAGCGCTACTTCCGGTTTTTTATTGCTCTTGCCAATTTTCGGTTCCGCCACCGGTGTTATCTTGCCGAATGAAAGCGTTGCGTCGTATGCAGCTGTGTGTGTCGCTGCGACTAGGTCATCTACCTTTTGCTTAGTCTCCATCAGTTTCTTTTGGGTACGCATAAGCGCCCTGCGCAGCTCTGCTACGTCTCCGCTTTCAATGTCTTCCGGTAATTCGTCGAGCGCTTTTTTAAGGCTCATCTGTCATCGCAATCTCTCGGCCATGTATTGTGTAGCCCAGTTTGTCCTGCCATGAATCGTCATGCGCCGGGTTTGCTATGCAGCGCACAGACTTGTAAGCGTCTAGCATCAACGCTACCTTCCATGCAGGAATGTCATCCATAAATAGCAACGCTCCCCATACTCTTCCGGTGAGTGCGAAATTACGATGTGCGTCTCCGTAAATTGCTTGGCGCTCATCGAGTATTCCGTCTATTTTGTTTTCTTTGGACATTTGCACGCTCCCATTCTGTGACGTCTGATTGACTCGTTGCTGCTTTTGATTCCTTCGGAGCGCAACGCATTTAATACTACGTTTGCTGAATAGCCTTTAGCCCATGCCTCGTCTAATGCTTTTTGGTCTTCGGGTTTTAATGAGTCGTACATTGCCTTGTAAGCGCAATAATTTTCTTTTAATGTGCCGTTCATGCTTGCTAGTTTGTCCGCTAATGCCATGTGAGCCTCCTAGTGCAAAGTCTAGCAAGGATTTCGTGAACTTACCCGTTACGACATGCAAAAACCCCTGACTACTTCTCCGTTAATCAGGGGTTTTTTGCTATTAAATTTTTTTACTTTTTGGCAGCTGCTTTCTTTGTAGTTGGTTTTGCCAATTTTGTTAGTTCGACTGTGAGCAGGTCTGCTCCAACGCCGAATGCTGCGTCTTTCGGGTTCATAGCGCGGATTGCTACCGGTACTGTTGCAATCGCTCCGGCTACAAGAATTGCTTTGTAGTCGGTATTTCCTGTTGCAATTACCGCTCCTGCTGCTGCAATAAAATTGCGGCCGTAAGAAGCGAGCATTGCCTGAGTCTTTGCGTTCATCTTTATCCTTTCGGACGCGCTACGGCCATGATGGTCTTGTAGTCACGCTTTTTGAGGTAATAGCCGTCGCCGTTGCTCTGACTACCCTTCTTGTCTGCCGAGGTATTTCCTTCGTAGACGTACATGTATTTTAGCGTTGTATTGTGGCCTTTGACGATACCTACATGGTCTGCTTGCGCGTCTGCGTCGAACTGATAGAACACTAGGTCTCCGGCTTGCGCTTGGCCTACCGGGACAATCTGATTATTTTTTGTTAGGTATTTGAGCCAAGCGTCGCAGCTGGCAAATCCTTTTTTAGTGTTTGCTACTGAGGCAATTAGCCCAGCGTCAGCGAACATCTTAGACGCACTCATCGCACACCAAGGCTGATTATTCAACCCATACCACTTGCCGAATTCTGTATCGTTATTTGTGCCTTCTTGGTAGCCTAGTTTGCCTTCGCATAACGCGAGTACCTTCTTTATGTCAAGTGCCATTTACTCTCCTAATTTAGCGTGCAGTACCGCTAAATCTAGCACCAATTTATTGAGCGTTTCGTCTTGTCGGTTCATCTGGTCTTTCATGCTGCTGCCGCCGTTTTCGTACAGTTGGTACTCAATCCGGTCTAAGCGTTTATTCAGCTTGTAAATTACCCTGAATCCGCCGGCTACGATTACTAGAATTTCAAGTAATGAGCGTACGGCGTTTATTTTGTCGGCAGCGGTCACGATTGCGCCCTTTCGGGTTATGTAAGAGTTACTATCCTAATTGTACCAGCGCTGTCTTTAAATTTTAATTGGCTGCTTGTCGAGTTGTACCACATGTCTCCATTTCGCGGATTTGTAGGGTCTGTAGTCACGATTGGTACTGTAAATCTTTGTGCCGTTTCCAGCTTGCGTACTCTTGCCGCTAAATCATCAAAAAAAGGTTTTAGCGCGAAAGGTTGATTTATGTATCCCATTTAGTATGTTCCCGTCGTTAGGGTTAATGTAACTCTTTCCGGACCATCTTCGCCCGGGGTAACACTCAACGCCACAATTCTATAAATAGCATCTAGCCCGGTAGGGAATCTATTGTCGTTAATAATAATTCTTACTTCGTCTGCTACTTCGTACGTACCAAATTGAGGCTCTTGGCTTGGCGGCGCTACTACTTTGAGTGTTGTAGGTGGGTAACTTACCGCTGTAATCTGAGAAGAGGCTAATCCTGCGAGCAGCGTTGTATCTGTTATGTCTGAATAGTTTGCTTGGTCTTCTAACAGCGGCCACCCTGCACTTAATTTTGTTGCATCCGTCGCTGTCTGTATTAGTTTGCCTTCGTTGCTGCCAGCTCCTAGTGCATAAATTGTATTGGCCGCTGTAATCCCGTCTTCGGGATAAATGTATTCAACCATGTTTCCCGGGAATTGAAATACCGGTGTACTTGCAGATGTGCTGGAATAGGTTTTACCGCTTTTGGGATAGTAAGTATTAAATGACTTTGCCGGGTTTCCGTCGCCGTCATAATAAACACTAATTTCAAAATCGAATCCGTTAGTTTGCGTTGCTAGGTCTTGTACCGCAGATAATACTGTTTTGTATTCGTAGTTGTAATATGTTCGCGAAACCAATACTCCCGAGGTATTGCTAGAGCCTGAATCTTGATTGTAAAGTAGCCCTATATTTCCGCCGGGTACTCCTTGCGCTGTGCTAATAATTGCTTGCGCAATCTTTAGCTGGTCTGTGTTTGTGTACGCTGTTGTTGTAGTAATTCTTCTCCGCTC